AGGAGGGAATCCGCGTCGCCTGATCGGCAATAACGCGAACTGAATTCGCTGCTTTCTCAACAGGACCAGGGGAATAGATCTCCATCCCAAGGACATCTTTAGCTTTATTAAATATGTTCCCGGAAAGACCGCGGGAAGAAAACTTCCCGTTGCCCATCTGAGGAGCCATATTACCGAAAAGTTCAACATCTTCATAGTGCGCCCACAGAGTGAACGAGCAAGAATTAGTAGAACTTCCAGACTGAAGAGCCATATAAGGGTAGATCTTAAAAAGACCGGGGACCTGTTTCAAGAAAAGAGTAGCATCTTTAGTTACAGGGGTGGAGTTGGCAAAACACGTATAAGGAATACGTAATTGAACCTGAGAATCTCTTGATAAATCAAGTTCCACATGCATAAGTTGAGTAACTTGCGTAGCACTGTAGAACTTCATTCTTGTGAGCCAAGAAATTCCAAGTTCATTTGCAGCAGCGCCACCAGTTGGTAAATAACACAATATATATCTACCAGCTTGGAAACGAGTAGCGTTGACTTGAAGAGTAAGAACAGTAGTACACCTAAAGGCATGAACGCCTTTAAGCTTGTTCCACATAATGTCATTTGCTTTAATAGGAGCAAAAATCGACGTGTGAGCAAAAGTTGTAGCACCATCCGTGGTAGAAAAAGAACCTACTAAAGCCTTAACAGGCTTCCCAAGATAAAAGGAAATATCTGGGTGAGTCCCGTCGGTAGCAGTAGTCCGCAATTGAGCGGGCAAAAATACTCTACCGGCTTGAGTGACTTCAGTAGCTTGACCTTCAACAGTTGTAGTCATGGTAGTTCCTAACCTAGAAACATTAACCATGCCTTCACCTGCAGGTCCAGCATAAAGAGAAGTAGTTTCTCCAGGATCGTCTGCCATAGGTGGCTCTTTACCAGCGGAGCCTTTAGGACCGCCAATAGGACGATGACCAGGTTGTTGATCGACAAGAGGAGGAGGCAAACCGCCTCTTGGCGGAACACCTGATTGAGGTACAAAAATTTGTTCTTCCATTGTAATGTTTTGTGCGCGAAGAGACGACACAAACATATTTTCAAAAAAATCGCTCTTATCAAGTTGAAAATATCCTGATA